ATGTTTCGAGCAGCGTTTACATCGCGATCCGATTTGTAACCACAACTGGTGAAGCGGCACCTAAATATCTCCGATGAACCAAGCTTGTAATTCAATTGACCACACTGACCACATGTCTTGCTTGTGTACGCTTCCCCACCAATGTAAATCTTGGTACCAGGGTACTGGGAAGCTTTTTGAACTAAAATCTGACGAAACTGAAAGTGTCCAAGCTTGAGCATTGCTTTACGCGTTGACCTTCCGAGACCAGACTTTTTCTTCGACATGTATTTCACATTCAATCTTGTAAGAATGATGTGGTCATACTGTCGACAAAGCCAATTAGCAATCTTGTAGTGAGCATCCTTTCGAAGATTTTGAATTCGGCAATTATGTTTTCGATACTTCTTTGCTTGACGGAGCAATTGACGGCGATGATTGCGCTTAGCTTGCTCATAAGCATGTACATGTTGTCCAATCTGGTCGCGGCTTAGATTATGTTTATAATCAGGTTTGATCAAGGTTTTTTGATCTTTCCAACAGCTTTTCAGCTTTCGCATGCGTCTGGAAGCATTGCCCATGATTTGAACATGCGGTTTGAGTGCCTTGTAAACTCGATCACCAATCGTTCCAACATTCCCCTCGGTATCATAGAAGGTTAAGAACTTCCGAACCCCAGGATCCAAAGCCACCATTCGTGGAGACTTGTGTTCACGATCATCCACATGAACTGGCACAAGTGTGCGATACGAAAAGCAAATAAACCATTTGTTCCTTTGAAGAACGATCTTGAGCGCATTCCATCGATTGACATTTTTGGGAGGAATTGGCATCCGAAAGAAAACTTGGTGTGGAAAGCGCGTGGGAAAGAATGTCAAGCTACCAAAGCCACTTTTCTGGTCCACTTTCATTTTGTAGCGATCTCTTTGAACCTGTAAGGTGCCATTCAAAAGAAACCGGGTGGGTCTATAGCGCATCTTAAACCTGTACTTTCGAATGCTTGTATTTCTAAGACGTGCGATAGCATTTTTCTTCAAATGAGTCAGGGAGCCGCTTATGTTGGAAATAAGACCCTCGATTGAATCGTGTAGAAGCTTTGAAGGAACTTGAAAGCGCAAGATAGACATTCCCCATTTTGAATACCATTTTTCCACACCAAAAAGATCTCTGTAAAATATTTTCTTGGTGGTGTTGTTCCACTCAGAAGAAACCCATTTGGAAGAAAACTTTGAGTCAGACGCCAATGAAACGCATTAACCGCTCTTCCCATTCACATGGCGTGGTAGCGGCTGTGGATGAAGTAGCCCCAAGGAAAGCCGGATCAAATCGTCGAACAAAAGAGATAACACAATTTAGAACTCTGTTAATCTCTTTCATCCAACGTTTAAACTGCTTGAATATGACTTGGTCATTTTCGTGTGACCGAATTGGCACTTTGAGACATCGGGTCAATGGAGTTTGAGTTTTAAACAACTGGTCTCGAAAGTGCTTCTCGTGGTTTTTTTGAACCACAGTAAGAAAGCTTGGTGGAGTCTTTGACTTGGTCTTCGCTTTGCTCTTTTTCCACTTACTGACTTCGCGTTGATGTATTACCGAGATTTGATTGCGTGTTACCCCCATGCGCTTGAGGTCGCTCACATAATCGCCTTCGCTTTGAAGATGCCTGGTCTCCAATTTGTAGATCTGATTGCAAAGAGCGTTTGTACCTTCTTTGACCACACATCTTCGCGGAAAAAACGTGTAGGATTGACATGACATCCTCAACCACACAATGCTCGATCGACTTGTTGTACCCGTGATTGAAATGATAGATGGCCTAGATCTTTCTGGAATGTTATTCATAGAAATTATAGAGTTTGTAAGGTTTCCGGTACAGCTTATTCCATAATTGGGAGGGTTAAAGGTGTCTGTGAGTTTCGCAAATGCCCCTTCTAAAAACAAAATGGTTTTACGAACAATACTTGGATTTTTTTGGAGACCAAAACCCCCACCGCCTTCACAAACATCCCTTGTATTGCAAGCAAGTTGGATTGGCCTTAAAATGTACTGGTTAACAGTTGAAGCTAATGATTGGATTGACTTGGCTGAAGAAGTATTAATCCAAGTTGCCTACTGGAAGTACCCAATTCTGGGGCATGACTTAACGCAAGCATGTTTCAAATTTCTTAGGTATTTTATTGTAAAAAGATGATCCGCGGACTCGTATTCAGCGCTTGCCTGGCAAGGATTTTAAAACTTTCAGATGAAGATGCGTACCAATTGTGGTTACTATTCATAATTCATGACTTAAAAATTAAACATGGATCCTCAAACACGCACCAGCCTTCTTCACGCCCTCCGAGTTCTGGGAAGTATTTCCAAGCAAGATCGGATTGCTACACAGGGCGGGACGACGAGTATACACCTACAAACCGACAGCTTATTAACATCGGTCAGTCGTTGGTACAACTCCGAAACACGAACAACAAACTTTGAAGCTATCGAAAAGATTCTTACTGACTCGCTCCAGTGCTGTGAAGCCCTTCTGGAATCGCGGGAAATGATGCTGAAAAACCAAGCCCAAGACTTAAGTCTCCTCGAAAACTCCCAGTTATTAACGTCCTTTCAAGCAGAAATCAAGGGTGCACTAATTGGATGCGCAAATTTAGCCACTACATACAGTGAAGACGCAAATGCAGTGGCCAGGATCTCGACCATGAACCAATCTGTGCGTAATCATTTGCAGCGTATATCTCTTCATTACCAAAAGTGCAGCGGACAGTCAGACGCCAATGATGATAATGATGAATAAAAACAATGTTAACTTTTGCGAGCCTTAGCGTCATTTATGTGTTTTGCGCTTAAAACAATTATCGACACGAATGCACCGCTCAAAAGCATTATACCCAGACTTCCCCAATTCCAATCGAATGCATCAATCTCAACCTTGGCGCCCACGGTCGGAGGGTCTCCAGAATTTTCCCGCCACCCGGGACCAGCAACAGTTTCCATAAGCTCACCATCCACCCACAATTCTAGAGTCACTGGATCTGAAACGTTCATAAACCAGCCTTCCGAATCTTCTTCGGGGGGATGTGTCACTATGTAAAGTACGCGTTCAGGATTCCACTCAATATTGGAAAATTGAATTTGACGATTTCCAACTTTAAGATTCATCGTGGATGGGTCCACCACTACCTTGTAATCAGGGTCTACGAGCGCGGCTTGTTCCATGACTATAACATTGTCTCCCTCATACACAGGACCTAAAACCAACGGAATAGAGCTATCCACGAGTCTCAGCGGGTCCGGCATTGTCCTGTAAAGTACGGATTCTTCTGGAGTATAAGTGAAGCCGGCACACGTACCGGATTCCTGGCATGTGTTAGCTGTTAACGCAAGTGTTTGACGGCCCATACTGTCACCACCTGAAGGTGCCTCGAGCTCGTAGAACCCATAGGTCTCTAGGCGTACCCCAGTTGCAAGATCGGCCTTCCAGAGCGCCAAGCCTCCTGCAACCAAAAGGATTGGGACAAGCCCCCATGCCCAGTATCCAAGTTTAGGAAGTAAAAAGAGCAATAACAAAAGGAAAATAAAGCCTACTGAGATCACCAAGATTGCCCACCAATCCACTTGAGCCACTCGAGTCTCCACAGTGGCTACTTGTGTCACGTACCGCTGCAAATCTTGGAAGGCGCTTTGGTCTGAACCAGCTGTTCCGAAACATGACATGTAAATGTCCACAATAGCTTTTTGGGTGATGGTTCCAACTTGGAGCACGCCTTCAACTTGGCGAATACGTATTCCTTGTGTAACGTAGGCTTCTGCGGAACATTGTTGTTCTAGAGTAGTTGACATGTTTAGAGCCGCGTTAATGTAACTATGAGCAGCATTATATGCGTCTGGGTACTGTAACCAGTCGATACCATTCAGAGCTTCCTCTGCAATCTCCTGAAAATCCGCAACAAAACTTTGCTGGGTCTCTTCATTCCGGAATGCCTGGAACACTTCAGTCACATTAAGATTCACGATAATATCTTGACTACCTGAGAGGTCCAAGTCACCACCGATATCTGCGACCTCTACAAACTGCACCACAGAGGACGTAACTGAAGTGCTCTGCAAAATGTCCGTAGTTGCATTGACGTAAACATTGATAGTCTCCTCAAGCACGTTCATGGTCTTTTAATTTTAGAATAGATTAGATACGTTAGACCAGTTAAGGCTACAAAGCCAGCAATGGCCCCTATGACAATCCAAGGAGTCCAGTCATACGGTTCGATGACTTCACGTCTGCAATTTTCTAGACACCTCTCTGCGCTATCGTAACACTCTGATCCCGTGCACATTTCTTGTCGGCAATCTCCAGATCGTTGGCACATCCAACCAACCCTCTGTTTGCAATGACCCTCACAATCTGCGGTCTTGTAACAGTTGACCTCGTCGGGGGAACACGTGGATTGACGGCAATCTCCGCTGATGCAACGATATGTGGCATTAGCAGCATCACTGAAATCACAATCAACAGACTGCTGCCAATCCGTGATATTCAAATCACCATCAATCGTCCCCGCAACGTCGAGAATAGTACGACACGCTTGGGGACATTCTTCAGGCACAACCATCGTTGAAGGAACATGGTGTGTGGCGGGTTCTTTGCATGGCCTCCACCAACATGTATCTGAACCCCATTGGTATTTTCTGATGGTATTGTAGATAGGGTCAAGGTTTCTCTGCATGCAGCGACATTCCTCAAAGAACGGGTGTTTCTGGCAAATATAATCAGCAGCGTTGTCCCGGTCTGGATCCGGTATTGACGTGTACCATTGTCGGCAAGTATCATTTGTGAAAACCCTGGTCTGTTTACCATCATCTGTTCCTGAACAAACCTCGCGCATCACCAAGAAAGCATCATAATCATCGGCTTGAAAGCTTTTAAGCCATTCGTCCATTTGAGGCACCTGATCAAACCGTGACAAGTAGTAGTCACAAAATAGCGTTCGGGTGCCACTCGCAGACGGATTAGGGTATCCTTGAATGTACCTGGCAGTGCCTTCGATGAAGGGAGATAATCCCTGTGACGATAGGGGAATACTAGCTTGACACTGACTTTCAGACGGCGTTTCCAAATTTTCAGTTTGCACACCTTCACCAACTACTACGGTGTCAGTCATACGTTCTTTGTTTATTTGAGGACAAGAATGAATGCGGTGACAAGGCCAGCTAGGAGGCATCCTGCGAGAATCCATAAACCCCATGGAATGTCCGAGCCCTCTGAAGTTTCGGTAGACCCGCACTTCTGAGCACAAATCCGGCCACTCTCAAATTCTCCAGACGGGTCAATTAGGCACTCACCATTGCGACATGTGTAGCGACTTGAACAAGCCCCATCACAATCCTGATACGCGTAACAATTATAGTCGCCGAGATTACAGCCCATTTTGCGACAACTACCATCATGACATTGATAGCGATCATCAAAAAGACCCTGACAAACCCCACCACATGTCGATGATGCATAACAATTCGTATCAACTCCAGGCTGACAAACTGCTTGAACGCACTCACCATTGTAACACGAATACGTTTGGTCAGTGAGTCCGCCAAAATTGCAATTGATGCGCTGGGTAATGTTATCCAGTGTCACATCCCCTTCGACATTTGCGGCAATATTAACAGCTGTTTCACAAATTCCTGGGCATTCACCAGGTTCAATTTCTTCGGGTATCCAAGCCGACTGAGCATTTTTGCAAGGCCAATACCAACATCCTGGATTTGCGGCCAAAGAATCAACAAAAAGGGTATATGCAGGATCTTGGAAACGGTTGTAACACGCACATTCTTCAAGACTATCATTATTGCGACAAACGGTGGTGCTTAATGAAGAAGCATACCCCGGTCGGCGCCGTTGAAGATCTTGGTACCAGCTTCGGCACCTGGTGCCTTCACCAGTGGACTCGAAGAAGCGTGTGCAGCGCGGCATGCGCCGACCAGAACCGTCTGGTGCAAACACACAATATCCTTCGGTCACTTGAGAACAGTAGTTGGTCATTAGGAGATCTTGATCCTCATCACTTAGAGTCGAAAGAAGGCGCTTATTCTCCAACTCCCTCATCTGAGCTTCAGTATCAATATCACGCATGTCGTACGCACAATAAAGCTTCCGAGATGTAGTGTTCTCTGCTTCATGTTGGGGATCCGGAGCCCCCACAAAATAACCATCAATTAGTGGGTCTCTACCTTGGCTTGATAAACCAATGCGGCAGAATGGCTTATCGGGCCTCCAACACCTATACCATCCCCCACTCCAGTAAGTACTGCGGTGATCACAATAATCTCGGTAATCATCCCCTTTATAATCATAATGTTTAATACAATTGCGCCATCCGGATAATACTCCATCCATACAACGCTCCGTGGTGTATTCCGAACAAGGCGTGTTTTGATCGTGTTCAGCAGTTATGATGCGCGAGGCAGGTGCAGTTACTGGTGGTCCTTGATAAGGTTGAATTCTTTCATGTTGTGAATCGCTGCAGGAAAACCCGTAGGCTTTGGAGCAATCTTCAGACATTGTTTATTTGGATGATGTGTAAAAAAGATAACTCAAATAGGCGAGAAGGCCTAGGAGCCCCAGTCCTCCCAAGACCAAAAAGATAATACCCAGAGTTGAACTCCCAGACGTGCTGCACACAGCCTGACATTCAAGATGGTTAGCATAGCAAGTTGGTTCGGAGATATCACAAGTACTCAAAGAGCATTCTCCGTTCTGGCATCGATAGTTGGAAGAACAGTAGCCTGAACAGTGCGCGAAAGAAAAGCAGCCCTTTTCTCCAGGCGCGCAAATAGCGGGCTGGCAAATTCCTTCTTCACAGCGAAAATTGGAGCCTTGACAGGCTTTTTGACATTCTGCGTCAACGTAACAGTTGGGATCTAGCCCAGCTCGGCAATCGGACTCGATACAATGTCCGTCTTTACATTCGTACGCTTGAAGTCCTAAGTCCGAAAAGTCACAACTTACATTCTGAACCACATTCGATACGTCGATATCACCCTGAATGTCACCAACAACTCTAACCATTGCTTGGCAAATGTCGGGACAGCTGTTAGAATGTATCTCAGGTGGTATCCAGGCTTGGGTAGCGTCTTTACAAGGCCGCCAGTAACATCCCACCGGATATGCCGGACCCAGCTCTTCCGAGAGCCGCACAAAATCGGGATCTAAGTTCCGATTGATACACGCGCATTCTGGAAGATCAGAGTGTTTTTGGCACAAATCGTAAACCATTTCCCAAGCACTTGCACCATCTTCATCTTGATCACGTAGGTCACCCCACATCATGAAACATGGGGAATTTTGAGCATAAAACCCAGAACATGACGACAGTCCATGAACACAACTTTTACTCTGAACTTCTGTACAATCTTGAATATCACGTTCGCCTTCCATGTGTTGCTTTGTTTTTAGGGGGCCTGAAATGACGTGGACATGGACTTTTCGCTATTCACAAGATGTCAGGGTTGCAGCGAAGCCAGCGACGCCAGCGACGCCAGCGACGCCAGCGGAACGCCAGGGGCGCCCGAGGCACCAGAGGTCGCGGAAGGCGCGGAAGCCACGGGAGTCACGGAAGTCACGGACCCCTCGGACGTCCAAACGGAACCATGTGTGTTGCCATTCAAATTCCTCGGGGCGCCAGAGGAACCATCAAAAGCGAGGAAACCGGGCTCAAAGAAAGCAACGACTCAGATGGGTCCCTGTGACCGCGAAGCCCCCGAGGAAAGTTTTACGCGCTCGATATTCTAAAGGTCCTGATGGGAGCTCAGGTTTCTGTTATCCTCGCAAACAAACATTATGACATGGTCTTTATTCGAGGAGGTCCTCAACGTTTTCACGCTGTATCAAGAGCTTGTCATGTGACTCTCGAAGCGCTAGACGACGGGTCTGACCATGAGTAAAAATCTCCTTTAGTAAAGCCAATTTTTGGTAGGGTCTGAGATCAGTTTGCTTGCCAATTTCATCATAGGTACGCATAAAACTCAGAATAACTCGAAGCATTTGAGGATCATGAAAGTACTTTTCGTAGAACTCTTGAAAGTCAGGATTTTCCATTACATTAGCAAGGCTTCGATAATGCGGGTTTTCGCAATAAATTGCACGTCCTTTTGCTTCCATGTCTTGCAAAAATTCAGCATCTTTTCCAACGATTAATTGATGTTCCGCCATTTTTGGAAATGTGTACCAAAAAAAGGTTAAACGTTAGAATAAGCATGGATTCGTGGCTTAATTGGATCAAGCGTAAGAGTTCTAAGCTTAAGATTCCTGGTTCGAGTCCAGGCGAATTCACCCTATTTTGCGTGACCCGTTAACATTCTCAGGTTCAAACAGGAAACCAAAGCCCTAAATGATTTTTGGGGTCCAAAATGGTTTTTCAAAAATTTTCGAAAATGTGTTATTAAATTATTTTTTTGGTGGTGGTAGCTCGCTCGATCATTCAATATTCTCCAAGTTAAACATTGGAATTTTTAAACCCGGAAAGTCACGGAAATTCCAAGTCAGGTTTAAACCTAACTTCAGGGCTGGGACTAAATTGCCCTAAATGATTTTTGGGGTTCAAAGTGGTTTTTCAAAAATTTTCGAAAATGTGTTCTCAAATTATTTTTTTGGCGGCGGCAGCTCGCTCGATCATTCAACATTCTCCAGTTCAAACATTGGAACTTTTAAACCCGGAAGTTCCATGTATTTCCGAGTCGGGTTTAAACCTAAATTTAGGGCTGGGAATAAAATGCCCTAATAATTTTTGGAGATTTAAGGTGGTTTTTCAAAAATTTTCAAAAATGTGTTCTCAAATTATTTTTTTGGCGGCGGCAAGACATATAATTTCCTAGTATTTCTCCAGTCTAAAGCTTGAAACGTTTATACCAGGTAATTTCCAGGTATTTCCAGGTCAGGGTTAAACCTAAATTTAGGGCTGGGAATAAAGTGCCCTTAATGATTTTTGGGGTTCAAG